GGGCCAGGGAAGCCCCATTACGCGCGGGGAGGGCGCCCCCTCACCCACGTATGGCCTGCCTCAGTTGTAGGGCGCGGCACCAGTCCGCGCCGTCACTCATCCATCTTGTACATCGCCCTCGCGCGGTTCTCCTGCCTACCACTGCCGTTGCGACTGTCAAGCCGCCCTGCGTGCAGGCTCCTCCAGCCCCACCATCTCCCGCAGCAGTCCCCGGTCCTCGTCGCTCATATCCACCCGCGTCAGGTCCGGCGGGAACTCCCACTCATCCGCGTTCTCAGCAACCCACGGCAGCATCACGTGCACGCAGTGCGGGTGCTGCCAGCCGACCGACTGAGCGTACCGCAATGTCGGGTACCCCTCCGTCTGGCCGGTCAGCGACATGATCACCCCAAGCCACCGCTGGCACTTCGGGTCGATCGTGGACGTGCTGCTCGCCTCAACCAGGTCCTGCCCCAGCTCGACGTGCCGGCGGAACATCGCCTCTTGCTCCGCCTCACGCGGGGTCGTCCGCGCGATCATCCGGGCGTATGACTCGGGCTTCCACACCCGGCCGGCCGCATCGGTGTAGACGAACAGCCCCCGCTCGTGGAGCCGCTGCAGGACGAGCCGCTCCGCCTCGCGCCGGGTCGCGCCCTGCGTGAACGCCTCCTGGATCGCATTGACGTTCTCCTCGCGGTAGAGCTTCTTGTACTCGAAGTTTCGGTCGAGGCGGTAGGCGTTCGTCGTGAGGGGCTTCATCAGGGCCTGCCCGAGCTCAGAGATCGCCTCAGTGTGCATCTGCACCATGTCGAGGTTTATCGGGGTGACTTGGCCCGGGTGCGCCGCCTGGCTCATCCCGCCTGGCCCCCAGCCGGCCCGCGGCCCATAGCTGGTCTCGAGGATCTTCAGCGTCTCCTCATGCCCGAGCCCGGATCGCCGCAACCCCTGATATGCCGATGGCGGCGGCGCCCCCGTCTCGCCGTTCAGCGCCTGCACCGCATCCCAGTGTGAGAGCCCCTCTTTGCGGAGATCCTTGTACCGCGCCGCGTGCTCGGGCCGCATGAGGTAGACATCCTCGACCGCGAGCCCGACCTCACCGAGGCTGGTGAGGTACCGCTCTCCCCACTGGGCCTGCCCCTCCTGCAGTGTCGCTATGGCCCCGTGGATCTGCGCGACCTGTTGCTGCCGGAATGCCCTGCCCCAGTCGCTGATCTCGCCGCCCTTGGCAGAGAGCGCTTTGAGGATGTCCTTCGTCGCCTGTTGGTAGACCGCGACGAGCTGCTCTTCGATCTCCGCCCGCTCGACAGCGCTCGGCATCGGCAGTGGGAACTTATGCGGTCGCCGGGTATCAGCCACCGTATGCCTCCATGAGTACTCGAGCGACTGCATTCACCGCCAGCTCTTCGCCCGTTCGCTCCTCGGCTTGCAGCATCTTGCGGAGCCGGCGTGGGATCTGTGCGTAGACATAGTTAGACAGCTCCCACTTCGCGGTCAGCATGAGGTGCAGGAGCTCGTGAACCACAGTCCTCTCCAGACGCTCCGGCGGGTGTTGTATCGCTATTGTGATGATGGCGTCATAGGCGTCTTTCCGCCGCTGAATGTCCGCCCAATGCTCCTGGTCGTTGATCGCGACATCCTCGACGAAGACAATGGCGATCTCCCATGCGTCGAGGTGCAGCCGCTTCTGCCACCGCCGCACCAGCCGCTCCACCGCCGGCCGCGTCATCCCCGCACCTCGTCACCTCTCCGTAGGGGCGCCATTCATGGCGCCATGCCCCTCACTGGGAGCGCGGACTTCAGTCCGCATTCGTCTCCAGGAGGAGATCCGCCACGCGCTCCGCGTCCTCGGCCGAGTCCATCGTAACCGTCACGCCCCCGAGCTCTGGCCTGGCATCAACGGATCCCTCGAACGATCCCCCTACGATCCGCGATCCCTGGAGCGGATCCTCAGAGTGCACCCACCTCGGCTCCCGCTGGTAGCGCCCCCGCACGCCGAACTCATACTCCGGCTGCTCGACCCCGATGAATACCGCTCGCACGCACCCGCCCTGCTCCTCGGCCTCGCGGATCATGCTCGCCATCCTGGCGATGATGTCCTCAGAGGTGAACGACTCTTGTAGGGCCTCCCGCTGGTCGCGGGTCCCATAGGTGCGCGACCCCGCAGTCCTCACGACGATGATGGTCCTCATGTTCCGACTCCCCTCGGCAACAGCCCGCTCCACCCGGCCGCCGGCGCCCCGCTCGGCGCGCCCTGGTTCGCCTCCTGCTGGATCTCCGCCGCGAGTGCAATCGCGTCGTCCGTGCCCATCCCGTGCAGCACCTCGATCGCCCGCGGCCGGCTCTGCACACCGGCCTCGATCATCCGCGTCTGGTCGTCGATGTCCTCCGCGCGGTCCGCCGGCAGCCCATCCCCGAACGTGATCGTGATCTGCTCCGGCCGCAGTGGATGCAGTGTCAGGTCGACTGGTTGTCGCTCCTGCACTGGCTCGCCCGGCTGCGGCGCATTCGCCTCCGGCATCACCGCCCGGAACCCCAGATCGCTCCCCACCGCGACCGCCAGTCTAGTTGCCAGCGAGTAGACTTGCTGCAGCCCGGCGCCGAACGCCAGCGATTTCCCCTGCACGGTCGCCTGCGTCCGCATCTGCCGCAGGCGCAGCGCCCGCCCGGACATCGGCCCGGCGTTCTCCTGCGGGATCAGCGCATCCATGTCGATCCCGGCGACCGCCGCGATGCTCTCCTTGCAGTCCCGGATCGCCTCGACCGCCGACGACAGCCCGGCATCCCAGACGATCATTCCCGCCGGTGCAGAGCTCGACGAGGCCGGGTCCGTGACGATCCACTTGTTCTCGTTCATCCGGACCTCGCCGTCCTCACCACCGAGGTCCGGCCCATAGAACCACGGGTCGGTATGCTTGTCCAGCACCTCCGCCCGCTGTGTCAGCCGGTTGTTCAGCTCGCCCTGCAGTTCGAGCAGCCCCTCATAGTCCGCCTGCCCCCAGAGCCCGGAGGTCGGCCGGTTGTGCACGAGCATGACAAGCAGCTCATCGATCCCGGTCGCGTACTCCGGCAGGAGCGCCTCGGTCGCCGCGAGCGCCGTGAGCGCGACCTCGTCCTGCGCCGGGTCGTAGCGGTATCCGCTCGTCGTGTTCCCGGTGAGATGCCACAGCCGGTTCGTGATCCACCCGGCGCCGTCGCGCAGCTCGTGCCGCTCAATCCAGAGGTACCGATCCTGCGCGTCCCGCGGCCCCTGTAGCATCAGCCCGAGGTTCATCGCGCGGACGTCCGTGTTGTCGAGTGGGCTCGTCTCGGGGAACACAATGCACGGGTTCAGCGCCTCGATCCGGATCTCCGCTAGCCCCGAGTCGTAACGGACCTTGTAGAGCACGTCGCCGCAGTAGCTCGCGATCTGCGCCGCCAGGAGGTGGAGCATATCGAGCTGGCTCGTCGCCCGCAGCGCATCGAGGAACTGCTGCGTCCCGACCAGCCCCTCGGGCGCCGACACCTCGACGCCTTCCAGGCACATCCGCCGGCTCAGCTCGTTCGTCATCGCTCCGAGCAGGTTGACTGTGACATAGTCCCGATTGTCGTCGTACTGGAATCGGAACTCGCCCCGGCCGCCGCGTTTGCCCTTCGTGCCCCCCGTGCCCCCCACGAACACACTCTCGTGCTGGCCGAGGTAGATGCGCTCGTTCCGCGCATACCGCCGCAGTCGCGGTACCTCGGCCTCCGGCGGCCACGGATGGGACTTGGTATCGGTCGCCATGTTCATGATCGCCTCACCTCCCCGGCGGAACCACCCTCGTATCGTCTGGATGACACCCACATCCGGTACCCTCCTAACGCCATCAACCCGTAGGGGCGCTGCTTGCTGCGCCCGCCCTACATCCCCTTCGGCTTTGCCCTCAGCTGGAACTTGCTCGCCTCACCGTTCGTCGCGCTCCACCACGCCAGCGAGGCCGCGTCCACATAGTCCGCGAGCCGCGCCTTCGGCGTGCCCCATCGGTAGGCGCGCAGTCCGAGGATGAGGTGCTGGAACTCCACGGGCAGCGCGACCTGCTCCTCCTCGAGCCCGAGCACGAGGTGGTTGACGAGGTGTTCCTTCGGAATGTTCCAGCGCATCGGCGCGCGCGTGACCGCCTGCCCGCTCGTCCACACTACCCCGACGTGCCGGATCTTCAGGTTCTCGCAGATACCCCAGCCGATCCCCGTTCGGTCCACCCAGGGTATCGTGCCCCACTTCTCTGCCGACTGCTCGATCTCGCGCTGTAGCCCAGTCCCACTGATCTGCTCCCAGCCCTGCACCGCGACCACTCGCGCGGGCCGCTCCGTGCGTTCGAGCGTGACGATCACCGACTCGTCCTGCCCGGAGCCGGCGACGTCGACGCCATCCGCGAACCGATGCTTCGCCTCCCGCTGCCATTCCGCCGCCCCGAGCTGGATCGCCCGGTCGATGTACTCCCGCCCGAACACCGCATCCGCGCTGTGCCCGAACTCGCAGCAGAACTCCTGGGCCCACGCCGCCGCCGTGTATCCTGGCCGCATCGACGCATACCACGCCTGGTCGTACTCGGGGTGCATCTCCCAGGGGAGCCGCGCCGCTTTCCATGTGCTCCCCGGAAGCTGCGCCTCTTCCCAGGTCCGGTGGAAGAGGTCGCCTTCCATGCCGGGGCTCGACAGCATCGTGGTGCTGAACCCGTGCGCCGCTGACGGGCCGGCCGACTGCCACATCTCCTCCTGCCACGGCAGATAGGCTGCCTCGTCGAGGATGAGATCCGAGACCGCATAGGCTCGCCCCGTTTCGGGCGTCGATGACTCCGCCGCGATCCGCGACCCGTTGCTGAAGGCGATCTCCAGCGTGTTGTCCGTCGTGACCCGCAGAGGGTATGGCCGCTCGGAGGTCTGGATCGCGTTCCGCGCGATCCGCACAAGGTGTGCCGCGACCGTCTGCTTCCGTGAGACGATGAGCACGGTCGTTCCGGGGTTCAGGCACCGCATGAGTTTCTGCACCATGAGCGTCGTCGAGATGCCGACCTGCCTGGCCTTGAGGATGATCGTTCGCCCGCCGGCATCGAGTTGCTCGATGAGGTCCCGCTGGAATGGGTATGGTTCGTACCGCACCATCCCGCCCTGTGGACGCTGCACCTGCGGACGATATGCCTCGAGGAACGCCGCGGTGCTCCGCCGCGTTGCCCGAGAGGCCCGCTCCGCCAGCGCCAGCTTCCGCATCCTGGCCCCAGCACCTGCTCCCGCAGGGGCGCCGCTTGCTGCGCCCGCACTGGCTGGGAGCGCGGACTTCCGTCCGCCCTGTGGTGGCGCGCTCTTCACGCGTCATCATCCCCACTCGCCCCGTCCTCCGGCTCCTGGTCGATGATCGCCTGCAACTCCGCGTCAGAGAGGTCCGCCAGCGCTGTCACCTCATGCTGCATCGGCCCACCGCCCGGGCCCGAGTGCTCGAGCTTCCGCGCGTAGATACCAGCCATCTCCAGCACGAGCTTCCGGTCCTGCACTCCATCCCGGCTCGGGTCATTCGCCACCGTCACCGAGGTCTGCAGAACGTCCCGGATCACCGTCGGCGTCAGCACCTCCGCGAGCACGTCCGCTGCTGTTTCAACCGCCCGTTCCTCCGCCCGCTCCCGCGCCTTCGCCTGGTACCGCTCCCGCAGCTCGACCCATCCCTCGCTCCGCGCGAGCTTCATCAGCCGACTCAGACTGAACCCCGCGCCCCGTTTGCGCCACTTCTGCGCCAACGGCCGGATTCCAATCTTCCGGGGTGCGTGAACATACTCATCTCTCGGGCTGCTGTACCTCGCCATGCACTTCCACCCTCACCCGGTCACCCTACACGTACATCGCCCCTCCGCCGTTCTCCTGCCTCACCCGTCCCCACCTGGCTCCTCCCCCAGCATCGCCAGCACCTTCGGCAACTTCCGCCGCACACGGCACAGCGCGTTGTCCGCCCCTTTGATGCCGTCCCGCTTCACATCGATCTCACCACACAGGGGGCTGCCAATCGCCGTGTCGATCTCCGCGTAACTCTCCCCCTCCCCGAACAACGTCACGACCCGCCACTCATACGGGCTGCAGACCTCCTCGAGTCGCCGCAGGGCCTCCAGTGCACCCGCCTGTCCGTGCACCACATCCTGCGGCGTGCGCCGCCCGGAGCAGATCGTGCTATCCCGCTCACCGGCCAGCCGATCAAGCGACTCCAGTTGCATAGACTGGCAGAGCGTGAGTTGCCCACGCAACTCCGATTTGCCTGTCGCTAATTTCAGCGCTGTGAGCATCTGCCGCGTGATGCAGACATCGGCGAATGTTCGGAACGAGCAGCCATGATCGGGGCGGAAGTCCCGGATCGCCTTGAACAGCCCAATCATGCCCTCCTGGATCATGTCGTCTCGCTCAACGCCGCGGATGAAGTACGTGCGGGACTTGAACAGCACGATCTTGCGGTACTTCGCGAGCAGCCACTCCTCCGCCTCAGCGCACCCACGCCTACGCCGCTCGACTACCTGCTCGTCTGTCAGCCGTTCCCATCGCATCCGGTCCCCACATCCCCACTGGGAGCGCGGACTTCAGTCCGCAGGGGTGGCGGTGCCGATTCGCCGGAGGCGTTCACCACCGCCCCACATCGGATGCACACCTCACCACCCGTTTCGATCCGGCGCGCCGAGTGCCAGCACCGCACCTCCCTGTCCTCCCGGTCCCGCATGAGTGTCGACAGCTTCTCCGCTCGCGCCGCGATCTGATGCAGTGCCTGCCACCCGCCCTCGACAACCGGCCCCCGCTCGATCTCGTCCAGCGCCTCCGTGATCCGCCGCCATGGATCGCTCACGCCTACACCTCCCTGGCCAACCCTCCGATGTCTCGCACATAGAACCCACCGAGCCGCGACCACCACCAGCCTGGCACCGTCCCCGTGATCACCTCCGAGGTCTCAGGTAGCTTACATACACAGACGTGCACGTGGCGGTAGCTATGCCCCTCGATGCCCTCTATCCATGGGCATTCCTCGTCGGGCAGATCGTGGACCCCCAGGAACTCAAGTACGGTCCCAGCCGGCATCTCCCCGAATTCATCGAGCATGATGGTCTGCCGCATCCGTAGCCGATCACCAGGCTGGAGTATCGCCGCCTGTGCCCAATTCACGCCCCCACCTCCATCGCCATCTGCCCCACGCTCCGCGGCGCCAGCGGGTCCTCGAGCTCCTCGATCCGCACCTGGCACCGTGGCAACTGCCCTGGCTGCGCGTACCGCTTCTCCAGCGCCAGCCGCACCACGACGTTATCGTCCGCCCACAGCAGCCCTGTCAGCGCATCGAGCACCGCTTTGCAGAGGTTGTCCGTGTCCGGCCGCGTGATCGGCCACGTCCGGAGTAGCCGCCCATGCCGGACCATCGCCTGCGGCGGCGGCATCAGGAACGAGAGCTTCACCTCGAGCGCCCCATCCGCGAACGGCGTCTCGAGCCGGTAGGGTAGGGCGGCCGACCGAATGCACCCGGCCCACCGATGGATCGGGTGGTCATCGTCTGCCGCGTGCAACATGGCGAAGACCTTGTCCCCGCGCTTGATGATCCCCGCCCGTGCCGCCGGCTTCCCCACTGGATCACCCAGCACCTCAAACTCACACCGCCACAGCTCACTCATGCTCCATCCTCACTGGGAGCGCGGACTTCAGTCCGCATCTTCCGCACCTTCCGCAGCGCCGCCCGTGCCCGCCGCCCCTTGTCCTGCCCGATGTCCGACAGCGCCATCCCACAGACCGCATTGTAGTGCTCCCGCTCCGCGTAGAACTCCAGCACCTCGATGACCACCAGCTCCATCACGCCGCCCTCCCCCTCATGCTCTCCCCGTCGAACTGGATCGTCTCACCCCGCGAGAACCACCGATCCGTCCACCGCGTCCACTCGTCGCGCTGTCCCAGGTCCCACACGCTCAGGTTCGTCGTGATGATCGTTGGTCGTAACTCCCTATGCCGCCGCTCGACAAGATCGCCCATCCGGCTAGCCGCCCACGAGCTCCGCTCACTCCAGTGCTCCGTCCCGAGGTCATCAATCATCAGCACCGCGAGGTCCGCCAGGATCCCGATGTCGTGGTTCGTGTCCACCAGCCACGAGACCAGCTCCGGCGCCGAGTACACCCGCAGGGCCTGCCGCTGTAGGCCCTTCCCCATCCCCTGCAGCGCGATCCACGCGAGCGACATAGTCTTGCCTGTTCCGACCCCGCCCATCAGGAACAGGTTCGTCCCCCGAGCCAGGTCCCCGCGATAGAGCCGCCGGCAGTACTCGTCGATGTCGCGCCGTTGCCGCATCCGGTTCCCCTGGACGCCCCAATACTCCCGCCCGAACCCGATCCCAGCGAGCCACTCATCCCGCCGCGCCCGCTCGATATCCGACTTCCGTGGGCAGGAGTATTTGCCCGCATGGGGGCATTCGAGCTGGTGCCCCGAGTAGAACCCGCGGCAGTCTCCCTCGGGTGGGCAAAGCGCCGGCGACCACGGCACCGTCGCGAGTGTCGCCCAGTAGTCGAGCACTGCCTGTGGTGGGGTGTATCGCCCGTCAGGCCCCTTCCAGGGCCTCAGTGTGTCCCGCACCTGCTCCAGCCCGTTCCCCAACCGGCATCACCTCCTCAGGTATCGCCCCGACGTTGTAGAGTTTCCGCCGCAACGCCGGCTTCATCGCCGCCACGAACGCAGGGTCGCGCAGGTTCTCCGCCTCCTCGGCGTGCTGCTCCGCAGTCCTCGGCGTCATCCGCTCCCGCGCGTCGCCCCGCTTGTAGGGCGGGAACTCGTGCCCCGCCCCCTGCCCCGGTCCACTCCGCGCCGTCGCCCGTTTCCGCCGCTCGTGTGCCTGTTGTAGCGCCTTCACCAGCCCATGATGGCTCGGCGGGCAGTTCCGCTCCCGACACCACGCCGCATATTCGATCGCGTCCCCCTGGACTGCCTCTGCCTCCCCCCCGATCAGCGCGAGCGCCGCGTCGACGTGGTAGGCCCCGCCGGCGTCGTCCGCCGACACCCCAGCGAGCCGACACACTTCGACCGTCACACCCCCAAACGTCCGTTCAGCATCAGGGCTCGCCCTCGCCCCCGGCCCCGCCCTGCCCCCCGTAGGGGCGCCGCTTGCTGCGCCCTTCTGCTCCTCACTGGGAGCGCAGACTTCAGTCTGCCGTGGTGGCGCCGCTCCCCCCGTCCCCGATCCATCCCCATCCCCCGGCTCCTCGGCGGCAGTGTCCTCGCGCGCGCCTGCGCGAAGTGCCCCTGGCCCCTGGCACCTGGCACCCGGTACCTGGCCCCTGGCCCCTGGCCCCTGGCCCCTGGTAAGGTGCTCTCGTAACTTCGGTTGCTCTGACACTAGTGTCGTCGGAACTTGTGTTGCCGCTACACTGGTGTTGTGCGAACACGCTCCAGAGTGCCCCAGCGTCAGGAATTCGGCAGGCAACCCCAGCCGTTCGCCCCACGCCTGTGTCACCCGCACTGAGTTCGAGCACAACTGAGACCAGTCGCGCGTCACGGCGAGTCGCGGGCCCATCGGGTGATCCGGTCTCCGCCTGCGCTTGCGCCAGGCGCCCGTGTAGCTCTCCCAACTCCGGAACCCGAGCACCCACCCATCCCGGGTCTCTTCCGAGATGAGCAGCCCGGACGAGATCGCGAGCGCGAGCTGTTCCTCGGCCTCCGCGATCCGTGCGAGCGCCTCGGTGTCTCCCTGGAGCATCCGCCCAACCTCATCCGGCCATACCTCCGCCGCCAGTACCGATAGATCCCGATACCCGACCACACCCCAGTTCCCGTCGCACAGCCGAAACAGCCGCAGGAACGTGAGTTGCCCGACGTCGGACAACGCCGCGAACGCCGGGTCATCCCACAGCCGCGAATGGATCACGAACGTCTCCATGCCGCACTACTCCTCCAGGACCGGGAACTCCATCCGCCTGCGGTCGCCCCGCCGGCACGCCAGGTTGTCCTTGTGAAACACCGCCACCCCGTACCGATCACACTCCCGCTCGAGCGCGTCCACCCATGCCTCCTCTGGCTGCACCGCCCCCGCGCCGCTCATCCCGCCGATCACCACCCAGTCCACAGAGTGGTATCCCTCATCACCAAAGACCCGCTCGCGTTTCACCCGCATATACCTGCCCAGCAACGGTTCGGCTGAGATCCACCGCACGGCGCAGGTGACTCGATCCAATGCCCAGAATCGGTCGTTGGCCTCCTCAGAGCTGTCTCCCGTTATTGTCGCCCCAAGCCAGCAGTTCCCCGGCCATTCGAACCGCTGATACCGCACGGGGTCTTTCGTCAGCCAGATGAACTCATGCTCCGGGCAGTCCTGGCAGATCTGGATTACCTGCCTGATCCACTCCGCCGGCACCGCCTCGTGCATCATATCGGTCACCGACCCAACGAAGATCCGCCACGGCACCATCCCCCGGTCCCCCGTAGGGGCGCCGCTTGCTGCGCCCTCTCCGAATGCCATCAGCCGCCCCGGCGCCCCCAGCCGCTCCGGATGCCATGTCGGCTCGAACGATCCACCGAATCGCTTCGCCATCGTCTCCGCATAACACGGCGTCCCGCTCGGCCCGAACCGGCACCGCCGCAGGCACCCCGTCACCGGGTTCCACGTCGCATCGCACCACTGGATTGCGTTCGGTGGCCCGTTCAGCCCGCGTGGCATACCGTCATCCCATCCAGCACATCGAGCATCGCCCGCGCGAGCCCACACAGCTCCTGCACCTGGCACTGCCGCCGCTGCATCTCAGCCGGGCCGTTCCCGCACAGCTCGCTCGCGGCCAGCCACAGCGCCGCCTGGTTCAGCACATCCCGGACCTCGTCCCGCATCTCGCAGACCATGTCCGTCTGGAGGTATCCCGTCGGGCCATACCGCTCAGGTGCGAGCCCCTGAAGCATTCGCACCCGGCACGCCGCGATATCGTCCGACATGATCCCGGCGACTCGCAGCACCCGCCCCAGCCACTGCAACGCCCCCGCCCGCGCATCGCAAGGCTCTACCTCGGGCACATCCTCCACCGGATAGTTAGGCTCGCTCGGCATCAGAACTCGCCCCCTCCATGCCCCGTAGGGGCGCCGCTTGCTGCTCCCGCCTTCCCCAGCACATCCCGCGCGTACGCCCGACACACGCCCATCCCCGGCCCCCGCGGCCCGCCGTTGTATGCCGCCAGCCCGCGTTCCTCGCTGCCCTGTGTCCGGATCGCGCCCGCCAGGTGCGCCGCCCCCGCCTTGATGTTCTCGTCGATCCCATAGATCGGCCGGCCGTGGAGCTGGCACAGCCCATGGTCCCCGGTCCGGCTCCTCGCGTTCGGGTCGAACCGACTCTCATTCGCGATCACCGCGCACAGCAGCTCCGCCCGGATCCCCGCATTCCTACTCCGCCGCGCTATCGACTGCGCGATCTCGTACACCAACTCCCGATCCGTCCCCGGCTCCAGCCGCAGGATCATCTCCGCGATCCGGCTGGCCGTCGCGCCGTCGGCCGCGAGGCTCGCGGAAACGCCGAGACTCCCCGAGGTGGTTGCACTCCAGACACCGGCGCATCGGCGTTCCATCGCCGGCAACCAGTGCCCCCCTGTTGGTGATCCGTGGGCTGCCACACTGTGGGCACCGCATCCCATCGCCTCCCTCTGCCGTTCCGTCACGTACCTCGGCACGTCCTCCGCCCCCACAGCCCCGAGGATCGCCGCCATGACTCCCAGCCCCACCAGCCCCACCCGCACCCCGTACCGCCTCACCTGGCGCGACAGCGCACCGTTCTCGCTCCGTGGGAGGCCCGGCTTCAGCCGGGTGGCCTGGCTCGTGGTGGCGCCGTGGTGGTGTCCGTCCGTAGGGGCGCCGCTTGCCGCGCCCTGCCTGTGGTGGCTGGTGGTGGGCCGTGATATCTCGAGGTCCTCGCGCCAGCCCCGATTACAGGATTCCGTAATCTCGTCATTCGCCGGCGCCACTTGCCGTGCTACGCTCTCCCGTACAGAATCAGAACGCACGTCGTGTCTCCCTTCAAACCGACATCGATGTGCAGCGCCCGGGTAGGATGGCTGTCCTCCCGGGCGCACCTATGTCTCTCCTACACCACAGCCTCCGCCCGCGGAGGACACCCCAGCGCCGTATCGACGATGGCCAGTGCCTCCCGGCAGAGTCGCGCCCTCGGTTCGGCTCCCAGATCATCCCTCGGCGCTCCCCACGTGCCCTTGCAACGGATCCAGAGCTCAGCCTCATAGAGCGCGCCTTGGATCTGCCTCAGCGCATCGCCCGTGAGTTCCGCTCGTTCTACAATTGCGATCCCCATCTACGCCACCGCCTCCGCCGGCTCCAGCTCCGCGTCCGCGGACTCCTCCGGCCCCGCCGCCCTATCCTCCCCGAACGCCCCCGCCAGCGCCTCACCGAGCGCGCCCTCCGCCGGCACATCATCCCCGCCGGCCTGGCTCATCTCGATCGCCACATCCGCCGGCACCCCGTCGATCATCAGACGGAGTTGCCCGGTCGTGTGCCCGTAGAACGCCGCCCGCCGTGCCGCCGCGATTGGCATGTCCGTCTGACAGAACGACTGCTTCGCGCCAGACTTCATCGTTAGCACCGTCTCCGAGAGCGCACAATCGAGCGCGAGCTTCCCGTCGTCGATGGTGAGCGTGCAGGTCATACTGAGCTTCGCCTGCACTTTCCCGCTCGTGTTCCACGCGACATCCTCCACCGAATGCGACGCCGCCTCGACACCCCGCTTGAACTCCGCGACCCACCGGTCAAGCTCCGCCGGCTTCTGCTCGCGATCCCGTTCCGCCGCCCGCGCCTCGTCCTCCGCGTCGAGTGTCGCCGCATCCTCCGTCGGGGCGCCATTCATGGCGCCCTCCTCGCCCGTTTCCCCATCCGCCCCATCCTGCCCATCCTGTTCGGGTCCCGCCCCATCCCCATCCGACGCCGGCCCAAACTCCTCCTCGACCTGCCGCGCCTCATCCTCCAGGTCCGCGTCGAGCTGCCTGTCGAGGTCCTTCGACCAGTCCGTCGGCAGCGGCCCGTTCCCGCCCTCAGTTGTCGCAGCTTTCCTCGCCATCGTCTCCTCCGTTTCCCGTAGGGGCGCTGCTTGCCGCGCCCGCCTCTCTCCCACATGCCATCTCCGCCATCAGCCCCGGCGTCACTCTCCGCCTAGCCATGGCGATGTACTCCTCGTTGAGCTCAATCCCAATCACGTCGCACCCGTGCCGGAGCCCCACTAACCCCACCGTGAACGTCCCCGCGAACGGGTCCATCACCACGCACGGCACCGTCTCCAGCACCTTCCACTCCGCCAGCCGCTCCCGCCAGATCGCCAGCACCGCCCCATCCGCTACCCGCCACTCCACCACCGCCGCCTCGTATGCCCGCTCCTCCGCCTCCGTAGGGGCGCCGCTTGCTGCGCCCTCCCGCTGCGTGGCCGCCCTGGCCTGCCATTCCCGGTGGACGGTCCCATGCGCCCCCGGCTCCGTGTCCCAGCCGGTCGGCACTTTCATCGTCGGCGGCCTCCTCGGCCTCCGCGGCCGCTTCGGCAGCGGCTCCGTCCCATAGCACCGGCACGTGGGCTGCCACCCGATCGTGAACTTCTCCCGCAGCGCGCTCGACTCGAGGATCCTCCGCTTCGCCTCCGACGCGTCCTGCGCGCCCGCCCGGGCGAACGGCTTCGTCGCCGTCCCGTTGTACTTCCCGGCGGGACTCGCCCCGCACCGGCGAGCCTGCACCGGGTCGATCTCGCCGATCTCGACGACCCGCGCCCACGGCGCGCCGCACTCGCCGCAGACTCCATGCTCCGACGTGCCGGCGCGGATGCACCACGCGGCCAAGCTTTCCGGCATAACTGCGAAGTGGCTTTCAGGAAAGGGAGCTGTCGGGATCGTCCACACGTCGCGCTTGTTGCGGCTGAGCGACGCCCCAACGACTGCCCCTGTGGAATGCCGAACCGTATGCCCGTTTG